TTAAGGAATATTTATATCAGTATTAAAGTTAACAATATCCATTACGTTTTTTGATCCTGCTAGCACCTCAGCTTTAATGGCATTTAACTGATCTGTCTTGTGCTTTATTTGACCTATGATATTTCCAGATGCTTCCTTCCATGAAGTAACATTAGATAATATTTCACTAACTAATGTTTGTAGCGTATATGATCCATTGGATGATGCTACTATTGCGTTTAGCATTTCTGGTACAAAACTATTATTACTTGACCACAGATTTGCCTCTTCGCTTTGCGCCCACCATGTTGATGCTTCTTGTTCTGAATATGGTGGTTTAATTGACATTAACGCAGCACCTCCATTTTCTCTGATCATTTTTAGTGCTGCGGCGTAGGCATCATCAAGGGATGGCGGTGGGGTAGTTCCTGATAGCCAGGTAAAGTCTGGATCAATGTAAAACAACCCATCATTAGGATTATAATAGTCGCTCACAGCGCACTTTATACCTTCAGTTAACTCAACAACTGTAAAGTTGGTAAGCATGTCGCTGAGTTCCTGCAGAGTTTGATCTGACTGAATAATATTTGAAACTGTGTTCGATGTTTTAGAAACCAGTGCATATGTACTCATTACGCATACTCCCAGATCCAGATACAACCATCAGTTCCGGCAGCTCCATTTTTAGATGTCGCTGAACTCGTCCCATTGCATGCGCCAGAAGCTCCTGCTCCTTTTCCTGAGCCAGATGTGGCAGCCGCCGTTGCACCGAGCCCTTGTCCACCACCACCTTTAGGAGATACCCCGCCGTCTCCAGCCAATGTATTGGCTATGATGAAAATGGATTTTCCACCGGGATTCCCGTTTGATGATTCAAGAACGGTTCCCGAGGAAATAGTCGGCACCCCACCTGGAGCTCCTCCTGGAATGAGGGCGCTTGCGGTAGTTGAGATTGCAACTCCTGCAGGGGACCCATTCCCACCAGGCGCGGAAATAAGAGACCCGAAAGATGAAGGGCCGCCATTACCACCCGCACCACCAATACCTGCGGCACCGCCCTGACCGATTACATATGGCTGACTTGATCCAATATCAGAAGCAAGCAACTTAACAAATGCCCACGAACCAGAAGCACCTCCTGGCGAAGCAGAGGTCTGTGTCGATGATGTTGCCGGGGCAGATCCGGAACCACCGCCAGCGCCAAGAACATACACAAGTGCATACTGCATTCCAGCAGGCGGTGTATATGTTCCTGAAACACCAGTTAGAACCTGAGGGGGTCTTAAAAGCCTGCCAGTACCAACACCTAAATATGAAACAACATCAGCAATAGTGCTCTTGCCGATAATGTCCCGGCCTACAGATGTTAGATCTGTGAGCGCAGCAGTATCCGGCCCATTGAAATACGCCAACTTATTCGCAGCGCCAGTGAGAGCTGCAATGGCTGTCAAGGTGGCGTCAAGAGGCTGGAAATTCGTTAACAGGTAAGAAAGCGTTCCCGCGGTCATCATGTTTGCTGCGATATCATTCGCAGACCATGCGCGGGCTGTTGTGCCCTCCTGACCGCGATCGATCGTCATAGTGTCGCCGGAACGCGCAGTGACGTGCACAATTTCTGTAAGTTGGCCGGTCGCGGCATCAATAAGAGTTAGTTTGAAAAAACTCACTCCAGCAGATGGCGCAGGGAACAACGCCCCGGTCCCTGAGTTAACAGTCATCGAAGTCGCTGATGCGCTTATTCCTGCCGCCAGCACAGTCTGTGCATTGTTGGCAGCTAAAAGTGTGAGTGCCATTTATCCTCCGGGATTCGGGCAATAAAAAACCCGCCGAAGCGGGTTTGGTTAACGATTTTTAGTTAATTACGAATTCTGCTTTAGCGCCGCGGAAGGAGATAGTTTTGTTTCCTGCCCGCCGGCAAGCATCAGCAATGGCTTTCATGCCATATTCAATATTTGCCAGATGACTTCTCATTGCTACGATTTCAGCCTTAGGCGCTGATACGTCAAACCCTGCCGCCTCAAGAATATTGATCAAGCGAATGGCAGACGATGTTGAATTGTCGCCACAGAGCATAGGCATAGTGACGTCCAGGGCAGGTGCACACATTGACTTTCCGAATGACAGGTTGCCACTTCGAACCACCGGATTGTTGTCAATCCACCACTGGAGAGGAATATTTATGTCCAGTTTTGGCATTGGCAGCTCCATCTGCTTACCAAGGAACTCACCCTCCATAGCCATGCGGTGAACGTACTCAACTGCCATCGGGATTTGCTCAAGATCGAGCTCATCAATACTTTCAACGTTAAACCGCTGATGAACGATGTTGTATGCATCGTCGTAGCGCAACCCCTTTCTCCCCACCAGCATATTTACAGCGTCTCGTAACGGAGTGCGCTCATTCACGGTAGTTTTCTTCCGTGGGTTTACCACCGACCCTTTTGTCCAGTACTGATAGAGAACGTCATCACACTCCTCCTGGTAGCGAATGACGTTATCGCGGATTTCCGGGCGGACCTTGTTCGGACTAATACTGTTCAGCCAAGCAGCTAGCTTGCGTAACGCCAGGCAAATCATAGATTGCATCCCGCCAGCCGAAGGTATGGTGATTTCGACCATACCTTTTGCAAAGCGTTGAGAAATCTTCTTATGTTGCGATTTCCAGTCCAACCCCATACCCTCCACAATTGGCTTCATCGGGGTATAAGCCTCACCGTTGTGCTCTACCACGAAAAGAGAATTTCCATAGAAAGGCACGTTGATTGTACGATCTGCAATTGCTAAACTATTCATTGTTAGTTCCTTGGTAGTTACTGACAAATTTGAAGCCTCGATGGTTGCAGCCATTGGGGCTTCGTCGTTTTTGCTAACCATTTACACGATCCTCTCGCAGGCTCTTAGCCAAGCGCTGCACAATAGCCGAGTTAATCGAAATCCCATCCATTTCCGCCATTCGGCGAATCTCTTCCTTCATGCTTTCCGGAAGTCGAAGCTGAAAGCTCTCTTTTTTGTTCCTCACATACGAAACATTACCCATTTTTCATTCCCTCCACTCTTAATATCACGGTGTAATCATTACACCGTGTTGCTATGCTGTCAAGATTATTGTGACTACACTGTGACATCATTTTTTAGTGAGGTATCGCATGAAAGGTATGCGCAGCATTGCTCCGTTTGGATTACGGATGCCTGAAGATCTAAGGGAGGCTGTGTCAGAACGGGCCAAAGAAAACGGAAGGTCAATGAACTCCGAGATTATCGATATGATCGGAAAGGCACTTGTTTCCCCGTCACTAAATGACGAGGAATTTGTCTACATGCTTGAGGTAGCAACCAAGGAGCATATGTCGGAAAAAGACAAGACTCTTGCCGAGTCAACATTATTGCAAATGGCTGAGAAGCTTACAGAGAAAATAGATAGAGATACATCAAGCCTAAAGCAGGTGATCGCCATGCTTTCTGGACTTAAAAAGCCCACCTAAGTGGGCTAATAATTCAATCCTGATACTTCCTTATATCACTGAATTTAAATATAAATTCAGGTTCTTTAACCTTGCCAGTTAGCGACAGGCTAGCCTCTGAAATACAATTATCATTGTCATCAAAAAATGTCCCAGAAAAGTACACTACGTCTCCAACATTCAATTCCGATGCATTATCGAAAACTTTAGATTCCGGGTCAATAAGAGTGTTATATCTAATATCGGAAAAAGAATTATTCCACGTTCTGATTATAATATTGTTTGGCAGGCTTAATACTAAAACACCCTTCCCATCACTATTTGCTGAAACTTGTTTAACCTCACCTATCCATCCCGATACGGATTTGACTCTCAATATATTGCAAATGCTTTTATCTCTTGATGATTTTATGCCGCCAATCTGCATGTCATTTTTAGCATTGCTAGCTTTTAGCATTGATGCCCTTACCACATCAATAAATTCAGCTTCATTTTTAAGTTGGTAGGTTACTCTTGGGTTTACAGTTTTAATATTATCATGTTTTTTTATATTTTTTTCATTCAAGTTATCAGTGTTATTTCTATTGGATTCTATAGAGGCCTTGTTGATAACTGCATTGTAAATAACGAATGCATCTTTATACCAATCAACAACACAATCGTAACTTTTGCATTTCTCCCTTCCATTCCATAATTGCCTTGTTACTTCGCGAAATGCACTTTTATCTTTAACGGCACTTTTTGCATGATCATAAACAACCTTTAGATCATCATCCTTTTCAGAAAGCAAAGGATTTTCGCAGATTGTTTTCTCGGCAAAGCTTTTTGCTTTTCCACAATCAAAAGATGCGGCAAATAAACTACCAGAAGATAATGACAAGACAAACAAAATTAAAAAAATTACACTTTTCATTCTTTCCTTGACCATGCTGTGAGTGATGCATAATTGTACACTACTCACCCAATGATAGTCACGCTCACGGGTTGGTAAAATGGCATATGCAGCAGGCCGCTATCAAAGGCCTGCTTGAATAACGATGCATATTCGTAGTTCGTGCTTTTTATCAGCAGGCTTTTCTTCTGGTTGAACGCCTGTGAATTGTAGGAAAAGTTGTTGAACATGGATGCATCAGTGAGTTTCCTGTACCCTTTGATGATCGATATGCTCGCCCCAGAATCAGAAAACAGAACCGAAATACTCCACCTCTGATCGTTGACGACGTCTACGCCATCAACCCCCGTAAGAAACCTCATTATCCGGCGCTTTAACCATGGAATGGTGAAGTAATACCCGTCACCTTTATAGAAATTCCACGTCATGATTCGCTTAAACAGATCGTCTGAAACGACAACCTGCTCAGACTGATTAACCACCTTTCGCCCATTGAATGGCAACTGGTTAAACAGAACGGCGTTGTACGGGCCGAAAACGGATTGCTTTCCACTGACCAGCACCGGCGGCTTAACGCCATAAATCCCGCGGGCAATCCATTTTAACTGGTCACCAGCATTATACCCTCCGACAAATATCGGAAGGTTGGCGTTAATCATCCATGAATAAATTTCCTGGGCCATGGAGTTATACGCAGTGACGAACGCCTGGAGATCATCATCTTCGTTATACTGCGTATACAAGTAAGACTTAATGATATCTTCAAGCATATTATATTCCGTCCACGATAACCCCGTCAGAGGCAATGAACCAGTAACTGTAAGGGTCGCCGCTGATAATGTTGGTTCCGGCATCCACTCCTGTGATTACACCATTCACCGTAACAATAACGTTCAGTGTCGAAATCAGGCTCATATCCAGCGTGCTGTTAATCGCCTGAAGAAAGACATCCTTGACGTTATTAATATTCATCGGCTTTCCGGCGAATATCCCGTTCACATAATTGATAACCGGTTGAGAAACCAGTGAGGCGATAGTCGCGTCAGTCAGATAGTTAGCGCTTTCAGTCGCCCATTCAAATTTAATCGTCACCAGCTGCTGCAGCGGGATAACAAAGGGTATGACGTAGTTATCAGGCCAGTCATTGATCGTGACAACGTTATTCCTCAGGTTCGGAGTGACAATTCCGCCACCTGTCCATGCCCCTGAGGCCGTGGTATTTATGCCAATAGAGAAAGTGTGGGGGCTCAGTACGGTAATGGTCAGGTTGACGTTGTTGACGCCACTCATCCCTGTTACGCCGGTGATACGAATCACCTGGCCTGAGCTGAAGCCATGAGTGATGTCAGTCGTGACTACCCCAGGGTTCGCATTGGTGATCCCGGTGACATTCAGGTCTGCACCCTTGAGCCTGCTGATGTCGCCAGCTGACTTATAAATGGCTCCGGCCATTTCATAGATATCGCCGCCACCGCACATCACAATCCATGCATTACCGCTCTGGACTACGGAAACAAGACGAGCCTGAACATCACTCAGGTCGGTTAATTTCTGGCGGATAAATCCGGGATATCCCTGCACGGTCGACATCTGAGCTTCCCAGACGCGCTCGCGAAACTCGAAGTTAGTTTCAGGCGCACCGCCAGGGGTGCCGGCAACCGGGTTGGAGCAAGTAAGGGTAATGTCAGACGGCAGGCTGGTAAGGATCTGGTTAACAGACCCGACCGGAACGGCCCACGAACCGGTGTTTGTTGCAATGGCTGTTACCATCGAACTGACGCCTGAAGACAGGACCACTGTCGCATCGGCAATCTGGTAGGTATAAGTGCCGTCGCTGACCAGAAACCCCTGCGGTATGACGAATCCTGCTGGACCGCTAAACGTCACAGGAACTGTAGTCGATCCCTCCGTTTTTTGTGCGCTTATTCCTGCCTGCTGCGCCAGGAGGTTCAGCATGTACATATTCGCTTTCAGCGGGCCGACGGAGTTTATGAGGTCTACGCGGATCTGATCGGCAATGAGCAGCGCGCCAACGTCTGTACCGACGATATCCTCAATCAGTGATCCCGGAAGGTCTGTCGTGATGCCCGGTGATAATTCAGTTGCTCTTGAAACAAGATCGGCGCGCAGTTCTTCGGATGTTTTCGGCACGGGCCCGGCTGCGTCATAGCTAACGGACAAATCACTCATACGTTCACCGTTGTGATAATTTTAGAACCGGCGTTCGTTATCGCCGAAATGTTGTATACGGGCGGGTCATCACTCACCAGGGCTATCTGCAGCGATGAGAAATACTGGCTAAATTGCCGTTGAAGCCTGTCGACATAGTAGGTAGGCAGCACCTGCTGAATGACCGAACTCTGAGACGGAATGCCGTTGTTTGCAAAAAACGGAGACTCCTGCGGCGCCAGCTTCAGATTCTGGATCAGCGTCGTCAGATAGATAGAGTCGTTGAAGCCATTTTCATCCGGTACCACCAGCACCCACTTGCCATTTGCATCTCTTCCGTAGGTTCTCATTGCGTGATATTCCCGTTGAAAGTAGTGGTCGGAACGCCGGTGTTTGAACCGCCATTACCGTTCGAATGCTGATGAGAATTCAACCATGCAACCAGGGCTGCCCAGCCGGTATGCATAATCGCCGGGCTGGTGCTGGCGGTTGAGTCCTGCAGATTCCCGGCCTCTCCGGTGATGCTCCACATGCCCTGTGTAAGAGTTAGCACCGTGCTGCCAACAGTGACTTTAAACTGATCAACAGCGGCGATTGTCACGCTGTCAGGCGTTAACAGAAACGTTGTGTTGCTGCCCTGGTCCCTGATAGTCACGCCCTCGGGTCCGTAGATGGTGACAACGTTACCGTCGACGGCTTCCCATTCGGTGTTACTGATCGGCAGGTATACCAGGGCACTCAGGTTGGCCGGCGGTGTTAGGTCAGCTACACCACCTCCCTGTCCGCTGACGCCACCGAGATAGGTGTCAGCAGGGATGACGATGCCTTTGTCACCTGGCTGCATCGGATAGCGGATGTACTGTGGGCCGAAAAGTGGAATGGTGACATTCATGAAGACGTATGGCGTGTCGTGCAACTCGAAAGCTACCGTGACCATATTCCCATTCTGCTCAACAATGCTGGCCGGCAGGATTTTACCGGCCGCCTGAAAAGCCTCATTAAACTTCTGCTCCGCGAACCGGTTCATGTTCCGGCCGAAATTAAGCTTCTGGTCGACACTCATTTTGTCTTAACCGCCTCCGCCGGGTATGCCTCAATCACAGTGATCCACGCTTCTGCTGTTGGCTGCCTGCTGTTACCCAGCAACCGCACCGATTGAACGACGAATTCACCGTTAAAGGCAGAGTCGTCTCGAAACTGGGAGTAAGAAGAAGCCTGAATCATCGGCCTGGCCTTCTCCGGCATCAGGATGTGGTCGCCAGTCTGCAGGTCAGCGCGCATAACGCAGATGACGCTGACAACGCCAAAACTGATCCACGTTGGCTGGCCGATCAGGTCATTGAAGTTTATCTGGACAGGATTTTTACTCCTTTCCGTCGCGCTGGTCTTTGAGCCCTGATCGGGGTGATTGGCGTAGTCGTTATCCCACACCCGTATCTCGTTGCCGTTTACCACGGCAATTTCAACGCCCGTGTATCCGGGGTCTTTAATGCGGGACAGCGAAAATGCCCTGAGGTTTTTTGCCAACTCAGCGAGGGAGCCGCAAAACATGGGGCGATCGTAATTCAGCGTCAGTCTATCGCTGATGCTTATGTTCGGCCTAAACCCTCCCATCGTCATGACACATTGTGTCAGCGCAACGGAGAGTTTCTGCCCGGTAGACCATGGCATGGTAACCTGTAGCGGAACCATCTCACCTCTGGTCGTTGTGTTAACCGGGCCAGTAACAATTATGAAGTCCAGTCGTAATTCTGTGCCCTGCCAGTTGCCAAACACCTGAAAGATATAACCTTCAATGGCAAGCTTTTTATCCCATACTCCCGCCAGCGGCAGACCTTTCGACATCCCGGCAAAGATCTGAATTTTTTTACCATAGAGGTTCTGCCTGGCCTGCTGCATGTCTCTCGGTCCAATCCCCCATATGGTTAAGTGAGTTTCACCCTGCGGGGTAGACTCTCCGAACCTGAGAATGTCAAATTCAACCATCAACGCGCCAGGGTTGTACGCTCCATTTTTATGACTGGAATAGTGCTGGATGACTTTATCATTGCTATCAAGAATGTTTATTTCGTAATAACGCATCAGCTCGTCACCTCAATCAGCCCGTTCTTTTCACGCCAGATCATGGTCGTCGATGAGAAAACTCCACTTAAAAGGTTTATCCCCCCAGTAGATGTTGAGCCTACGACGGCGGTATTCATGACCGTGTTGTCAGAACTATCAGTGATCAACAAATACCAACGCTGTGCGGCGATGTTCCACCTCATCTGGCAGGTATAGACGTTCCCGTCCAGAATTGGTGAGAACGTCATGCTACGCTGCTCTCTTCCAGTAAATGGATAATTGACGGTACTCATATCCCGAACGCCCCCTGGAGTTTACCGATCAGTCCAATTACCCCCTCAGCACTACTTGCTACCGCTCCACCTAGGGCGGTATTGCCAAGAGCTGATGCCGTATTTGTCCATGATGGTGTTTTATTAGGATCCCCGGCATCTATTCTCTTAAGGAAGTTGGTAACAGCCCTGTCAGCATCAGTGGTGGTAATAAGTGGTTGCTCGAAATCCCAGAGCCAGGAGCGCTGAGGAAGCGGGTCATTACCGGATGAGTTGTCCTTAACCGTTTTCAGGATGCAGTTGTTGTAGATAATTGACGGCGTGGCCACGATGTACGTGCCGCCCAGGTTGGCATGCGCCTGAAGCACCGCCTGGAGCGCGCTCAGTGTTACCAGTTTGGTCATGGCTCCGGTATTCTCGTTCACTGGCGCATCCATCATCAGGCTGACCCTCAACGGCTGAGCCAGAAGCGCGTTGGCCGCGACAGTCTGGTTAGCGAATGGGTATTTAGCGATGTCATAGTCGACCATCGTTGCGCCCTGAACAGGACGCCAGTGACAGAAATATTTATCCAGATCGGTAAGGTTAATTGCCCCGCCGATCAGCCCAGTCACAAAGCTGGCGCTCTGGGTGAGAGCCACTATTGGCAGCATGCCGCCGGGGATAGCCTCCGCAACTCCATTGCAGAGGATAACCGGGGATATTTCGAAACCAAGCCGGTAGAGTTCGCGAGTAAATGCCATTATCCAGTCACTCCCAGCTGTGATGAAGAAACGATGGCATTGCCGCCTGTGTTGTTGAATATCTGGATAACCGCGCCCTCGCTAACCCGATTCCCGGCGCCCTCTTTCGTGGACATGGCGGAAATGAGTTTTGCCAGAATTGCAGGGTCGTTGAGGTTCAGCCTGTCGTTAGCGCCAAGCCCGGTAGTTTTAACGACGTGTCGGATGTACTCCGCCGTGTCGTTCTCGTTAGACGGGGCCCATTTTTTCGCTATTTCGCTGACCGTGTTGATGCCGCGGGTGCCATAAATTTGAAGTTGTTTCGCCGATGCCAGCACGCCCTCATCGAGAGTAGGAAATACAGCAAATTTCCCGCTCTTCGTGTTGTGCGTGCCGTACCCCTCAGCCCAGCGTAGGTTTGTCGGGTTATTGAACCGGTCGGCGATCGTCCTGCCCTTCGCTGAGACATCCGCAGGGGTTGGGTCGACAGGCTTAACGTCTCCACTGGAGAAAAAGCGCTTAACACCCTTCAGCCACCCCCAAACCCGCGGGTCATCTTCTGAACCCGGCGTGTAAGTCTGGCCGGTCTTAGGGTCTGTGACTTTCTTGTCGCTCAGTATTGAGGATCCGGAAGTCACATCAGATACGGAAATGTCGGTTTTGCCCACGACCCAGTCGTAAACCTTCCCGATGAGCGCCCCAAGCTTTTCAATGCCAGCCATGAAGCTGTCAACGTCCTTGGTGAACTCTGGCGACGCCAGGTAATTCCCGAAGCGCTCTATGCCGCCCGCCAGCCCGTCAATCCACTTACCGAGTTCTGGCGACTGCAGCACCGTATCAATGGCACCAGCCAGTGCATCAGAAAGTTTTCCTAGTTGAGGAGCTAGCGGGCCAAGTCCGACGACAAAAGCCTTATTAATACTCCTCTCGCTAAGATCAACTTGATTAATGAAATCAGTCCATTTTCTGTTTTGCTCGTCGGTGATATTTAACCTTTCTGCATCTTTCTTCGCCCGGCGCTCCATCGCATCGATTTCTTCATCGCTCATATTTTTAAAGCGATTCAGGTCATCCAGGCTGAAGAAGTTCGTCAGGCCGTAGGCGTTTGCTCCCTGCAGGGTGCTGCCGTTTTTGACAAAGATGTCTCGCGCATTGCGAATCATCTGCGGCAGGAGCTTAGCCGGGTCCTGGTCAGGGTTGTTGATCCCCATAGCCTGGAATGTCCAGCGCTTTGACAGATCCATCTGGCTGTCGCGGATAGCGCCCAGAGTACCCGTAGGATTCCCTATTGCCCTTCTGTAATTTATTTCAGCAGCGCTTAGTTGCCCGGCTGATGTACCTATTCCAAGGGAGGTGAATCGCTGCTGCGATGCGCCAGCCGCCAGGCGGTTAAGCCCGAAAAGACCGCCGACTCCCAGCACGCCAGTGAACAGGCCGACGATACCACCCCATGACAACAGACTTGTGGTGGCATCCCTGATGTGCCCGGCCAGTGACTTCGCGTCCTTCGTGGCGTCACTCAAAAACCCCTTTGATGAGCGAGTTTTCTTGTTGAAGTCTTCCTGACTTTTATTCGCGCGGTCGAGGCTGTCGGTAAGCCGCTCAAGTCCGCTGTTTATCGACAGAATCGCGCTTGCCCCCTCAGAAAAAGCTTTAGCCAGTAGGTCGCCCTCTGTTTTCGCTTTTGCCGTCTCTTTGGTGGCATCCGTGGCGCCATGCGCCAGCCCGCGCCATGCTTCAGGAAGGTCCTCAAGTGCAGCCTGATATTCTTTAAACTTCTCCATAAATGAGACAAACTTGTCGTCATTTACGTCAATATCGACAATAGACTTAGCCACCATTGAAGGAACCCCTGTCTTTTAGCGCGGAAATGATGTAACGCTGGCGGTACTGCGCCGGGCTGGCGAACTCTTCGCCGGTGATTTCCCTGATTACCCGCCAGAATCCCTCATTTGACGCCCAGTCTAGGAGGGTATATATGACGTTTCCGGCTGGGCATTCTGGGTCTGGGTATCGGTAGGCGGATTCGACGTCAGCAACGAATCGCGGAACGCCGTAACGCTCGATGATACGAGTTGCCCACCGAACATGCCGATCACTGAGCCCACCGTCGGGGCGATCAGGTGGGCTTTCTGAATGGCAGAGGAAACCATAAAAAAAACCACCTCACCTTCAACTTCGCGGTATTCGTCAGGAGAGATAATCCCCTGCTTCATCGCGGCGTCAAATGATGCAGTTTTCCAGGTTCCGCCGTCATTCCAGACCACAGATGTAAGGCGCTGGATCTCGTCAACGATGGTCGGAGCCTGCTTAGCCTGCTGGTTATCTTCGCCCCTCAGTTCCTGCTCGCGCTGGAGCTTTTTACGGAGCATCATCGCGGCGACACGCGCCGCGCCCAGGCCGCCGACCTGCGAGATGAAGTTGGTGAACAGGTTACCCAGCAGCAGGCAGTGCTCTTCCACCACCTCATACGGGAACGGGGTCACATGCAGGTACACGATTGACCCGTCTTCCCGGGTGATGTTTGTTACCAGGTTGAGCTTTTTGTCAATTTTCACAATCAGACCCACATGTTGTCGTTAGCCAGGATGTAGCCGCTGATGGTCACCACGTACCCGGCATCCATACCGGTAAACGGCAGTTCGTTGAAGTTCACCAGATAAGCGTTAAGCACGGTGAAATTGCTCAGCGTGTTCGCGTCAGGGGTGATCACTACCTCGCCCAGCGCCGTATCGGTGGCGAAGCGGTTTTTGTAGCTGTCGCTCAACCCCTGGGTGCGCAGCAGATGGACGGTGACGGTCACCTGCTGATATGGCGCCTGGCTGCCTACGGTGCCTGTCAGCGTCGGGATAATGTCCGTCGCCGGGCCATCAGGACGCATGCTGATAGCGTCCTTGCCAAGATAAGAGGCGGTGATATTCAGCGCTGGCACGTCAGTTACCGACACCGCGCCGCGTACACGATTGAGGAATCCCTGCGGTACTAATGGGTTTGCCATTTTTTACGCCCCTACAAAGTTGGTTACGTTCACGTTAAACGTGATGGATTCGAAGCCGCGGCGCGGCGTCATTACGGCGCTCAAGCCGTTATACTTGCCATCGGCGTAATCGGACGGATTCAGGCTGGTGTAATTCGCGAACGGCACGGCGTTAATCACCGCGTTCCCGGCATACGTGCCTTTCTCGTACTCGGTATTGAAATCCTGCTGCGTCAGTCCGGTACCAATCACACGACCCAGGATCAGGCCGTAACTGACACCGTTGCGCAGCGTCTTCAGTGCGCGGCGCTGCAGGCGGTCGATGCCGTTCTGCTCGTAGTACAGCGGGTTAACGGTGGTGTTTGAACCGTTGATGATTTCGTTAGCCAGATCGAGCTCGAGGTTGATTGCAGTCCACGCAACTGAATACCAGTAGTTGAACGGGTTCCCGTCCAGCATGTGGCCAGCCACCAGCATTTTGTTGCTCAGCCCACCTTCCGCGGCGGTGCCGACGTAGTTAATGCTGTTGTCCTGGAGCTGCTTCAGCAGCGTGCCATTGCCTTCTACCGGATACTCGGTTACGCCGTAGCCAAAACGGTACGCCATTGGCGGTACCATGTTTGAAGAGCCAGGATCGTTTGCCAGCGAGGACTGGAACGGGAACGCCATGGAAAACTCGCCAGCAGGGATGTTTGGCGATTCCACCCCCGCACACACAGATTTGTTCTTGGTGGCGACCCAGTCCGGATAAGTGGCTGTCGTAGTGGTGATGAAGAAATAGACCAGTGACGCCGGGCTGGTATACAGACCTGTCAGGGTTTTAAACGTCGGCTCGCCATCCCATTCGCGCGGCACAAGGTACGAGAAGAATTTCTGGTAGGTGTTACCCAGCGAAATATCCTCATCGATGAAGTCGGCCAGAGCAGCAACAGCAGCAGCAACAGACACGTCGCCCAGTTCCAGCACATAGACCGCGCGGGTGGTGCCCTGGGACCAGAACGTGGTGTTCATCTCGATGATTTCGTTTGCCGCTACGGTTTTCACCGTACCCATAACTGTTGCCGTTCCTGGGTCTGTAGCCAACGGATAAGTGAAGGCGGTAGAAGTGGTCACAGTGGCGGTTACGGCGCGGTTATAAGCTGCTGGAGTAACGCCAGAGACAACCAGCGGGATAGTGTTGCCAACGTTCCAGCCATGCGCTGCCGAGAGGGTCACCGTGACCACGCCGGTTGCCCAGGTGATCGTTGAAATAGTTTTAGCCGGTGAGGTGATATCCTTCAGATCGTCTTTCGTCGTCAGGAGTTGATACTCACCTTCCGCCAGGGTTGTTCCGCCCATGGAGATCATCGCGCCGGATTTGAGCAGCTGAGAGGGCTTCGGTGGGTTGGTCACCGAGACGTTAATGTTAACAATTGCCATTTATTTATTTCTCCGGGTAAATGGACGGAATCGCTGACGTGATCAGCCTGCGCGCGACGTTCCGCATGCGCTGCTGGTAATAGTTGACTTTGAACTTGATGGTTTTTCTCATGGCGATGATGTTCAGCTCGTTCTGCGTGACGCGCTCGTCCTGAACGACCGGGATATTCATCACGCCCATTTCCGCGTCATCGCCGAGCGTGTACTGCTGTACGTACCTCAGGAAATCTTCAACCCCGGCATTGCGCAGGCCAGTGATGGAGATCGTCACATCCTCGGAAACCAGCTGATACTGGTTCTGCTGCTCATCGAGGTAAAAGTTCCCGGCAATCGGCGCGGTGTTGCTGCACTTCACCGTTGCGTACGGAGGAGACAGGTTCTGCGTCGACAGCATGGCCGGGAACATCGGCATGTACTGGCTCAGCGCCAGCCATACCGGCAATGAGCTCGAAACCACAACGTCCGCCAGATCGATGTCATCTGCAGAGTTGATGATCTGCGATCGCATGTAGGGGAAGATTGCCTCCCCTGTGTAGTGGTAGAGGTTGGCCGGTTCGTTCAGCCCGGTGCGACGGGAGAAGGAAAACTGGAGGCCAAAAAATTCGCCGATATACAGGACATCAGATCCGATATCGTTGAACGGGTCGATGTCCGCCTGCGCGGTAAACGTCACGACGTTCCGGTCGTAAAGCTGTTCGTCGTCCTGGATGGTTTCGGTCGTCAGGTGCAGATAGCCCTTAACGTTCACCGTATCGGGCTCGTTGCTGGGGTCGTCCGACAGAACAGAAGCCTTCACCCAGAAGACGAAGCCATCGAGGGGTAGCACCTTGCGGATATACTTCGTGAACGTGACCACCTGAAAGCGACTCAGGTCATCAAGACCCTGCGTCAGCGTGGCGTTAAGCTCGGTTTTTGCAGTTTGCTGCAACTCATCCAGGGAAGGCATTTAGCACCCCGCTCACCCAGGCGCACATCGCCCCTTGGTAGGTTCCGGTATCAATGAATGAAGGGCGAGGTTTCGGCCCTTTTCCGCTTTTGAATCGCTTCGAAATACCCTCCAGCGCGCGCTTCGTTGGCACTCCAGGCAATCCGTTCATTTCGGCGTTGTCGAGGAATCCGACGAACAGGTCATGGATCTGTGACATTGATTGTCGAAAAGGGTCACTCTGTGGCGGGAAGCCTGCAATCAAGTTTTCCAGTTGTTCCGCCATGTCCTTTGCCATCAAATCAGCGATGTCGTTGCTGTACCTGTCGAAAAACGTCTGCATGATCTGGTACTTTTCCTCCAGATACTCGGCGACGTCTCCTGTTGTGGTGTTCTCGTCCTCATACGGGACGTCAATCACTCCCAGGTGGAAGGTGATCATGACAGGCCCCACAGGCTGCCGAACTGCTGGGCAATCATCAGGTACCTGCGGCCCCATGGGTCCTGCAACATCTGCAGGTCAGCCAGCGACAGGTCTTTGAAGAAGTCCGGCACCAGGCGCTGAGCGCTGGTTGAGTTATCCCCTGCACCAGTAATCACGCCAGCCTTGAAATCGTTCAGGCCATACGTTTTCCTGAATTCGGCGAATACCGATTCCGTGCCATAGTTGACCAGGAAAGACGCGCCCAGGTTGTACACGGCAACGGTGTACAGGTTCGGCGTGACGCACGCGATATCAGGGTTTACCCACTCAACCGCGCCGCCATACGCCAGGGAGAAAGACGGCGAGTCGTCGGGAACCTGCGCGGCGGTCACGCCCATGTCAGTTCGAACGAATTCGATGAATCCCGACAGGCTCGTTGTCATTTTTTCTTGCTCCCGGATTTTTCAGTCACGATTGTTTCGTTAACCGTTGGGGTGTCTTCGCTGTCTTCGCGGCCTTTCGCCTGCTCAGCGCTGACTTCCATTTCGCCGGAATAGCCGGTACCGCTTTCGCGCAGAGAACTATCCAGAGCCGCTACGGATGCCTGGCGGCGGCCGTGGGCGCCACGGGTCAGGTGAATGTCGTTATCGCGGATTGCTTTTTCGATTACCGACGCTGATACAGGCTTGTTCAGGCTGTAGCACAGGCCGACAAACGCCTGGCTCTGGTCGATTTTTGTCGAGTCAACCAGGCCATAAACCTGATGGTGCTGCACCACCGCTTCAATCTCTTCAGTTGTGCCATCCAGCACCATCATCTGATCGCCGTGGTTAATCGGGATCTGAATAAGGCGGCCGGTCTCGAGCTTGCGATAGGCGAAAATCTGGCGCTGCTTGGTGGTGTTAGCGATATAGAGTTTCATTGGTTACCCTCGTAAAAAAGCCCCTGCTGAGTTTCCCCGGCAGAGGCTTAACCACTTCAAAGAATGGATCAGGCGCTGTACGCCATGGACAGGATGGTGATTGCTTCCGGACGAACTGCCCAGCCTGCGGTAGAACGCATTTCGGACAGAACATCGATGGCACCACCAGCGATCGGCGTCGGAATCTCACGCGGCGCGGCCATGTCAGTAAACATCAGCGCGTTCGCGGCAAGAGACGGGGTCAGCTTGGCGAATTCGTTGGTGTTCACGGTAGAGTTGACCATCGGCACTTCGACCTCAGGGATGGTGATCACCACCGCGTCGGTACCGCCAGCGCCAGCGCCGATCAGGGTATCGTCATACACCCAGTCAACCTGGACGTTTGCGCCTTTCAGCACTTCTTTCACCGTGCCGCCGACGGTGTCAGTACCACCACCAGGACGCTGGTAAGAAGTCAGCTGAACGATCTGCTGAATTTCCATGGCGCCGAGGACGCGCTGCGGCCCCAGGATAACGACACGCTGCTGGCGGCCAAGTTGCATGGTGCGGGTCAGTGCGGCCTGTACGTGGCCCAGCAGGTATACCGCCATCTGGCCGTGGTCATAGGTCAGCACAGTGGTGTTGCCGTTGCTGTCCGGAGGCAGGGACTCAGTAGTCGCGCCAGCGGTGTTCAGCAGGCCTTCACCGCCAGCAGGGTTCATGCCGTACAGCAGAGCAGAGCGCAGCTGCTGGAAAATACCCTGACGCATGCCCAGGCGCTGAGCTTCCGGCAGTGCAAAGTTCCAGTTACCGGCAGCGGCCATGTCATGGTGATCGTAGATACCACGGCAGCGGAACAGGTAGGTTGGGGTTGAAATCATCTTCGCATCCAGTGCCACGCTCGGCAGCTGGTTACCGTTACCGGACTGGCTGGAAGTGGTCTGGGTGCGAATATCCAGGCGGCGCATGTAGACGTACTGGTCGCCTACGCCGAGACGGACTTGCGGGTTACCGCTGGCGATGGTTTCAAACGCACCTGACGCCTGCTGATAACCAATGATCATCTCCGGCGCGATGTACGACGGATTGACGATGGTGTAGCTGGGGGTAATTGCAGCCATTTAATTCAGCTCCCGATTAAAGTAAGACCAGCGCGCAGCTGTCGGTGTTGTTCCAGGTCAGAAAACCCGTCGCGCTGTCATAGCTGACAGTCTTGGAGTTGCCTGATTCGATGGCGAGCACTTTTACCGGCAGCGTGATGTCGGAAAGCGTAACTGCGCCGATGGTGCCCTGCGTGGTTGCAGCGCCGCCTGGTGCAGTTGCCGGTGCATAGGTGAAGGTCGTTGTGTTCACGACTGAAAGCACGACCACTGTGCCGTTGTACGCCGCAGGAGCGACGCCGCTGATTTTCACGTACTGACCAGCAGTCAGGCCATGAGCTGAAGCGGTTACCGCTGTCGCCACGCCATCGGCATAGGTCACAGCAGTTGTCGCAATGTCAGAACCGGCGAAACCGGCCGCCTCCGCGGTGGTGATCTGGTTGTTCACGAAGTCCCATGCCAGCGGCGTTTTCACTGAGGCGCCAGAGGTGCCCAGTGCGACAACCTGCGCAGAAGCTTTCAGCGGAACGCGCATGTTAGAGCCCAGGCGGTAGTACGAAACGCTCATGCCTGATGCGTACAGCGGAACCGGCGACTGCGGAGTGGTCAGGCCGTTGTGAGCCTGATTGAAGACGGTGAAGCCTTCCAGCTCGGCAACAGACACAGCGCGACGGATGTATGACCCGCGCGGGCTTGAACTGGTACCAGGCAGAAGCTCCGCAACCGGCAGACCGCCCCACAGTGGTTTGGTTTCAGTTGCAGCAACGGTACCCGCCGCCAGGTTAAAGCGGTTGGCCGGGTCATCGAGCGCCACGCCCTGAATATAACCGTCGGACTGCACACCGAAGGAGCCCAGCGCATTCGTAGTTGCCATCGGGTTAAGAGATAAGTTAGCCATGCTTGAGAGCTCCCGTTAAGCCTGGTTGTTGAAACTGGTGACCTGACGCTTACCGGACTGGAACGGAGCCCAGGTGGCAGCAGGATCGCCTTCGAAGGTGCTGATCTGGCGACCGGTCGCATCGGCGCGTTTAATTTCGCGCAGCATGCCAGGGCCAACAGACAGGCTTGCCGATTTCTGCGCGTCGGCGTAGATCGTCTTCTCGGCCACGCTCAGCAGGGCTGAGTCAGCGATGGAGGACAGGTCGACGGATTTGAAGTCAGGCGAATGCTCCTGCAGTTGGATCATCAGGCGACGGCGATATGCCAGCGGCTTTTCACCAGACAGTGGCACCGGAGCGCGCTTGCCGAAGCAGGAGAACACGCTATCAGCCTTCACCTGTGCGTCGGCGACTTCGTTACGCTCTTCATCGCTCAACTCGGTTGGGATGCGGGATCGCAGGTCTGCGATCTCCTGGCGCAGCTGAGAGTCAGCCTTTTCTTTCGCCATACATTCTGCCTCTTCCGCGTCGGCCTTCTCTTTGGCTTCTGCGTCTGCTTTTTCTTTCGCGGCTTTCTCTTCCGCGTCAGCTTTGGCTTTCGCCTCTTCGGCCTCTTTTGCCTCAGCATCAGCCTTTTCTTTCTTGGCTGCTTCTTCGGCATCGGCCTTGGCTTTCAGGTCTGCTGCTTCTGCGTCAGCCTTAGCCATGCGCGCGTCAATCGCCTTATTGATTAGCGCTACGATTTTTTCCTCGTCCATCTTTTCAGCCTCATTTGGAATGGAATCAGATTTAACACCAGTAGGGGCAAGGAGCTTGTCCCATACGCCCTGTTCACAAATTGCAACGTGGTCGAGCAGCTCGGGGGATGGCTCCACCAGTAGAGGCTGACCGTCGACATTGATTGATTGAGCTACCTCTGAGAACTTCACAGTTGGCGAGGTGCTTAATTGCCTTGTTGCCATAATTTCAGCAGCTTCGGCGTCGTACACGCGCGCAACAGCCCACACTTCGCCCTTATCGGCTACCCAAGCATTTGTCAGGGTGCCAATAACGCGCTTTGCGAACTCGTCGCTATCAAGTGTTCTTTTTTTTGGGTGCAGCCAGATAAGCGGTACACCGGCAACTCGCTGGAGAAACTCTGGGGTGAGATAATCGTCCGGGTTACGGAATGTCATCTCCTGATCTGCAGAGCGCCAGGTAACCCCCGTTCCGGTTACCCTGATGGCGAACATCCACATGTTGTAAAAATATTGCGGGCTGCTTAGCGTCCCGTCAGCGATGAGCGCGGCCACTTCGGTCTCATTGAGCGCCTGCTGCGCCAGCATCTCAGCGAAGGGCTGATGTAGCGGCTTGGGCAGGTCGTCAATGTGGAACCATCCGGCGGCCAGCGATTCGTCGTTAAGCTTCGCCTCGAACCTCTCCGGCACCTCGGCGCGAAACGTCAGATAATCGCCGTATACGCTGTGTGGAGTCAGCGGGCCATCGTACTGATAACCCACTTCTTCCAGCACCTCACGGCGTGCGGCATCAATAGCCAGCTCGCCCGGCTCTACCGTTCCGCCAGGCGGGCACCACGTGCCATCATCCGAGCGCTGGATCAGGAAGACGTACTTACCCTGACGGAACATTATCCCGCTGCCAAAAATAGCCACGTTTTAATGCTCCTATGCTGATTTCATAGATGCCATGAACTTCTGCCCCTTCTGGGTCAGCATGTATTCAGGAATGCTTCGGATGTTGTAGATGTAGGTCACGTAGCACTGACAAAAAACCTCTTCGCCAGGCTGGGTGATTTCGTCGAGGTAACCGGCTGGCCCGGCTTTCACGTACCCGTTTTTTTGCGCCCAGTTCCCGCGGATCAGGTAGTAGAGTTGATCGCGTTCCTTGTGGTCTTCCCGGAAGTCATAACCCGGCCGCCGCCAGTGGCTATGCCAAATCGCGGCAATCGCGTTGTTGCTCGTTGCGATCACGTTGTCGATGTTGGCTATCAGCTTATGGTTCTGGTCGATCATCACCCGGCGCGCTTCATAGTCCACCTTCTCGGCGGCCTTCTGAATGTGCGCCGCCGTCTCCCGCATCGTTCCCTGAATGCCGGTCAGCGCAATGCTGTCGGCTGAGGGAATGCTGCTGGCCCAGCCGCTAAACCGTGACAACGTGGTGTCGATGGCTTTTTTGCGGTTGAGCTGGATAAGGTCGGCGCTGGCGAGGATCCGCCTGTCGAGCTCTGTCCTCAGCTTTGGCTCAAGGTAGTTGAGCGTGAACCGGGATATGCCCTGATGGCGCTTCAGTGCGCCAGCACGCCCCACCTGCAGGTCGTAAGCTTTCGTCAGGTTTCGAGTGACCATCGCCATGTAGTCATCGGCGGTTTCGCTTTCGGCGGCCTGGCGGATAATCGCCTGCCAGCGCTCCAGCTCTTCCCGGGACGAGTAGCCGTTGCGGAGAAAGAACTTCACCGCGTCTCTCACTGTTCGGGTGAAAGTGTTCATAGCATCATCCCGCCGCCCGGCTCTTCAGCTTTCGGCGGCTCCGGCGGTGGGTTTTCCTTCAGCGAGTCGTAATCGAGATTAAGCCGCTGAGGGAAGAGGTTCTCGTTGGCATTGGCGTTTTCGCACGCCCACTCGATCAGCGTCGCCCGGTTTTCCGGGTCAGCAGTAAGCTGCGGCAGCACCACTTCCAGCATGCTGACGATCGCCTTAAATCGCGTCTCGTCGACCTTCACCTTCTCGCTTTCCGGCTCTTTCAGGGAGGACGGCCAGCGATATTCGAAGTTGTTTATCCAGCTCGCAAAATAAACGCTGTAGGTGTTTTTCAACTCCGGGAAGTCAGCACGCAGCGACTGGAAGAACTCAATGCTCCAGGCGCGGTACTGGCACACGCGAATGAAGAACGCATAAAGCTGGTCCAGCCACTCGCGGATGTTGTCGATGTACACCGCCACGGCGCGGGCATCTTCAGTGCCTTCGCCGAAGCCCTGGGCGAACGTCTCAGAGTTGAGGATGATCGCCGGCATGTCGGCTGCGGCGGCCACGTTCTCGAGAATGTGCTTACGCGCAGAGTCGAGAGGCTTTTCCAGGTTGCTCAGGTCGATTGACTCGATGTTGTCGAGTTCTCCGATCTGCAGGACTTCCCCCGTCTTCCCGCGCTTCAGCATCATGCGCTTAATGCCGCTGAGCTTCTGCATCATGTTGTTGACGACGGAGCTTGGCCCCTTGATTTTCGTCACCAGCAGGCCGCCTTTCACCGCAACCATATCGTCGGTGCGCATGGTCTGGATGAAAGACTTCAGCGGGTAGAGGGCGCGCTGGTAAACGCTGCGACCGGTGAAGCCGAACGCCGCCGGGTTGTATGCGAGGTAAATCGGATCCTCGTTCTGCACGACGACACAGCGCGATTTGTGATACGGCTTGCCAGCAACCCGGATTCCGTCGACTTTCTGGAAGTCCTGCGCGTTCGGGTCCTGATTCAGCACGATACTGCCGGCGGTGTTCAGCGGGTCGAGAATGTTAAAGCTGACGTTGTGCTTGTACAGCGTGCGGTAGTCCAGAGATTCGTTCGGCTCCTGGTTATCCACCAGCATGGCGATCGCTGATACGCCGTAAATTCTGGCGATGCGCGCGGCGTTGGCGATGTGCTGGTTCGCACCCATCGCTTTCCATTCGCGCTCGAACGCGTCGCGCAGGCGCTGTTCAAGCCCATAGGACTGGGCAACATGTACGGTGCGCGGCTCATTCATCGCCATTTTAATCGGTCGATCCACCATCTTCCCTCCCAGCGGGTGGTAGAGGTAAACCGTTTTGCAGGTCTGATAGCCAGCCGTAGATCCGGGCTGGATGTCGTCGCTGTCCAGCAATGCCATCAACTCTGAGTGAGAGCAGCTGCCGATTTCGAAATCGTCTTCGTTCATTGGTTCTCTCGTCAGATTGCGTCGCCGCTGCCGAAGGCGATGATCAGCCCGTAGGTGTAATCATCGAGAAGGTCATCGGCGCGCTTATGCGCTTTCTTGTCGGCAAGGTGGAATCGGGAAACCTGCTTGTGCAGATGGTTTGCTGTCTCGCCCTTGAAGACGGCTGTCTTCTCGTAGGCGTGTCGGGATATTTTCGCCAGGCCGCGGTAGTGATAACCGGAGGCCATAATGGCGCGTTCGTCCTTTCCTTTGCTGGTCAGGGCGGACTCAATTTTGTTGACCGGCCATCCCAGGCTTTCGCCTTTCTGCAGGAGGATGCTGCCCATGCTGGCGTCTTCGATGAACACGCCGAGGCTACCGTTGATGGCGACGCACTGGCCGGAAAGCTCGTTGAGGCGGTCGAACACTGACGGCATCCACGTCTCCAGCAGCGCGCCGTCAATCTGTACGACGTCCCAGTCGAGAATGGTGAGGCGCTGAATGCCGGGCCGGGTGTCGACGGCGTAATACACCACCGCCGTGCCGTCATGTTCTGAACCACCCTTAACGGCGGTATCCATGACAGCGAAGACGGCCTGGCACATCTCAGGGTAATTGACAGGCTGATCCTGATTCTCACCCTCGAACCATTTGCGGACGTCGAACAGCGATGCAGCTGACCAGTCGACGAACTCGGCCAGAAACTCCTGGCGGAACACGCGCGGGTCGTTGTTGGCCCTCTCCTTCTCCAGTTCTTCCGGCGGAACGAACGGGTTGGAGGACGTTGGCGCGTGATGCTCAATAAAGCCAAGGTTTTTATCGTGGCAGATGGCGTAGAAGAAGTTCTCTTCGTCCACCCCGTCCGGCGTTGAAAACACATAGGCCCGGCCTTTCGTCGTCAGCAGCGTTGGCTTAATCGACTTCGGCCAGATCTCCCTCAGCATCTCCGGCGACTTGGTAAATGCCGCCTCGTCTATCAGGATGATTTCGTACTCACGGCCACGGCCAGCCAGTTTGTTGTCGTTGGTGACCCAGAAGTCGATCTTCCCGCCGTTCTTCAGCAACAGGCGCTTCTCCTGACGGCTAAAGCTTTTCTTCAGAGGCAGCAGGATTTCTTCGAGCTTGTCGTAGATCTCCTGATACTGGCGATACTCAGCGGTGAAGATGCCGACACGACCACCGAGTTCAATGTCCATGCCCGGGCGCTTAAACGGCGCAGTGGCATAGGTCACCGCGGCGCTGGACAGCATGAAGGTCTTACCCCAGCGGCGTCCACACCGGACCGCATGCAACTGACCATCCCAGGAATCGGACCAGACCTTTAACTGCCCGTCATGCAGCGTCGGGAGGTAAATGTCGGCCATATCATCTTCCTGGTATCGGCAGGGTGTTGTGAACGACGATCGCGTTGTCTTTGTCGCCGTCTCTCAGAGCACTAATTTCGTGACGTAGCTTCTCGTTCTGCAACTCGAGACGCTCTACATCGAGCAGCGATTGACGCTCGCTTGTATTCCGCAAGAGGATTAGTCGGGCCAGTTCTTTGCGGGCGCTGTCTTTGTCGGCAGTCAGGATCTCAATCCCGAACTTGCCAAGCTTGACACCCTGCAGCAAATAGCGAGCATCGCCTTCCAGATCCCGTGTATCAGCAAAGAATGGCTCACCCACTCCTTCTCCGTTGCAGCGCGGGCATTCTGGATTTGGGTCGCCATTATCGACAAATCCAATACCTCCAGATGTATCCGGGGGATGCGCACCGTCAGCCTCAGCTTTACGCTCAGCGGCAAGTTGCTCGGCAATATCCCGCCACTGATATTTGTGCTCGTTACCCCAGCAGTACCGGCAGTTAACACGTCGATACTGAGCTATTTCGTTAGGGTCCGCGTTGATGATAGCTGTCAGCTGACCGATAACATCATCAAGCTCTGCTGCGTATCTCCTCTGTCGCTCATTGCGCAGGTGATGCACATAGCGTGAAACCTTAGGGTTTCTAAGGAGCTGGCTTGCAGTCACATAGGCAGCATTTCCAGTCCCCGTATAACCGGCCAGGCGATATGCTTCTACTCGCGTTTTCCCTTCGACGACGTGCTGGGCAAATATCATCTGCTGGTCAGAAAGACCGAAATCTTCTGGCGCTGCTAATGGAGATAGCGAGCGTTCCGGCGCAGTATTTTTTTTCACCTCAGGCTCTGGCTTTGCGCTCTCCTGCGCGTGTTTTCCTTTCTGCGAATTCGCATTCTTTTTCGCAGCTTCTTTCTGCGATTTCGCACCATACGACGTTACTTTGATGTAGCGTTTCGCAGATGCGTAATTCAGTCCCTGAGCCTGGCACCAGTCTTTGGGGGAAATACCTGTTTTGGCATGCTCGGCGAGGAACTGGTCTTGCAGTGCTCCCCAGTCCGGTTTTGCCATAATACTTACCTCACGTTGACATTATCGAAGCCCCTCAGTGAAGGGCTTCTGTAATGCCTGTTCAGTCTTTCAGGAACTCTTTGGTGTTGAAGGCAATTTCCCCAGTGAGGAGCTCTGCACCTGTGCAATCAACAATGACCGATGCGTGAGGGTTGGCATTTTCGTTCAGCCACTTGATCAGCGGCTTTGCTGCTTCTTTGAAGGTGTCGTAGTTGTAGCGCCCTTTCACCTCATCCGAATCAGCTTTCGCTTCTTCTTTGTCTTCATAAACTGGCGTGCACACAATGCTGTCGACGATATCGGCGCGGAAAGTTTTTGACTCAGCGCCATAGGGATTCGTCAGCAAGGTGATAGTTTCGTCGCGCGGAGGGAGAACAACCTCAGCCTTTGAGTAACCTTCATACAGCATTTTGCTGAACGCGCCACCACCTCTTCCACCTCCGACGCACCCTCCTGAACCATTATCAACAAGCGAAGAAAATGGTGATATTTCCTTAATTTGATACAGCCTTACCCGGAAGAACTTAATTATTTTCATGTGACTACCCTTTTAGATGTGAGCCTGTCGCATGGCAGAGCCGCCAAGAGCGAACGGCTTGCCCAGGCTCACGACTGAAAGTCTCTCTTCGTAATGCGCATGCGAAGCGCAATAAAAAGCCCCGCTATTGCGAGGCTCGTTTCTTCTCTGCTTCCCGGATGTCTGCCTTGTCGCGGTTGCACTGCCCCAGGGCGGAAAGCAGGCTGACATTCAGGTCCAGACTTTGCCCCCATGACATCGGGTCCGGGATTGCCGGGTAAGGCGTCTCAGCTGTCAGGTTTACCGGTAGCGGCACCACCGGCACCTTGATGTAAACCGTCCGCGTATCGCTGCAGCCGCTTAACTGCGCCATCAGGAACAGGGCGGCGAGCACAATCATCGTTCGCAACAGCAACCTTGATATCTTCCGAGGCTCCCGATGCGTCCAGTGCGATCTGCTCTTTTGCATGCTGATTGGCCTCGGAGATGGTGTTGAAGATGGTCATGGTGGTCAGGACGTTAGAGGTCACGGTTTCAGCGGCGTTAATCTGCTGCTCTGCTGAGTCTGCCCGGCTCTTTTGCTTATTGGCGTCATTATGGAAATACATCACCAGCAACCCAAGCAGGACCACCAGACATAAAAACACGATACCGATAACTGTGTTTAACCGGCTCACTGGTCTATCCCCCAGCACGCAAGCGCGCTTTCCTGGTCCCGGCGCTCAATTTGCCCGAAGCAGTTATTAGATCGGATGCGACAATCTTTGCCGCCGTCTTTAATCCACCAGCGAATAGCCTCACAAGCACCTTTGCGATCACCGGCATTGATGCGGCTATAGAACGTCGAGGGGAAGCATTTTCCGGGGCCAATGTTGTAGGGGCAGAACGAAGCGATCCCAGCTTTTTGTGGTTCAGTAAGCGGAACACGGATGTTTTTCTCCACCCACGCCAGTGCTGCATCACGCTCTTTGGCGTTGACCTGATCGCACTTTGCCTGGGTCAGATTCATGCCCTTCCATACCGGTTTACCATCAACCACCGTGGCGCCACGGCAAATTGTCCATATTCCAGAGCCATCACGGTAGGCCGTAAGGCTGTTACCCTCTTTCTCACTCAGAAACTGATCGAGAATTGTCGGAGCAGACGCGCCAGCAAGAACAAGGCCTAACACAGCAGCGCTGAGTTTTGTTTTTGAGGCCATGATTAATCGTCCTGCGGCGGCGGTACCATTTTTCCGCCAGCCAGAGCCTTTTCATAAGCTCTCGTCCAGCGGCGTTTGAAATACAGGTTCGTAAAGTAAGTTGCAGCACCAATGAGAATACCGCTGATCAGCGCTATAAAATTCCAGTCCAGACCGTGAAACCAGTCATAGGCCCGTGCCAATCCAGTGCAGATCAGGCCGCCTGATGTGCAGTACGTGGCCGCTGAAAAGATTTTGTCAGGCATGGTTTTAATCATCTCGTCACCTCCGATTAATCCGGGGTGCTGTGTGCGTGAAAAGGGTCAGGCTCTCGGGCTGCATTTAACAACGAAGCCATCTGAAGTTGATTCCCGGAGCCTGATAATAAAAAACCCGCACAAGGCGGGAATATGAGGGTGTGGCAATGTCGGCATCATGGCCGAAGGTACCCGCTGGTTGGGTTCTGGTGCCGGGCAAAGGAATCGAACCTCTGACGCGCAGCTTACAAGGCTACCGTTCTGCCACTGAACTAGACCGGCTAATTTGGCGGGACAGGAAGGATTCGAACCTTCGACCATTCGGTTAACAGCCGAACGCACAACCGCTGTGCTTCTGACCCAAAAATGACAAAGCCCCGGCGGGATGCCGAGGCTTTTAGTCTTTGCCGCCGTTTACAATTTAGGCAGCATATCAAAGTAGACTCAAATATGACTCACTTTATCTACTTTTGCAATAGTTGGATGCGAAAAAGCTGCTTTTTGTTGCGAACGTGATCTCACTATCGAAGTTAGCGACTCACGATCCAGAGCGAAAAACACGCCGCGCATAGCCCGCCAGTAATCGCGGTAGTTGTTCCCCCAGTTCTTATCAGTGATTCCCATGAATTGCGCCAGTTCGGTTTGCAGGTACACATCGCGCTGGGCTATCTGCTTTTTAACATCCTGCGCAGCCAGCCAGATAAGCGCCTTGAGCTTTTCTTTGGTCTTCCCTGCTATGCGCTGCCCTTTGATTGTCTCGCAGAACTGGAGCCACCCATGCTGAACAATGGTGGTCTGCAAGGAGAAGTCCGTTTCATTCAGGTAGTTCCATTTCACCCACGCGCTTTCTGCGTTTTCCAGCCTGGAAATAGCGCGCCGCCAGCTTGCCGTTGAGAACTCCACGGGGATTACCTGCGGGATAGAGGTGCCTTTGGCGTGTGACTGCTTGCCAGGTACTGGAGGATTACGCAGCATGATTTTCTTTCCCGTCACGTCATCAAGCACGAATTGCCGTTTGCGCGGGTATCGCTCGTTCGTGTACTGGAGTTGCTCAACCAGAGCGACTAATTGCCCCTTTGTGCGCCCGCTAAAATCAGCAGTAGCCAGTGCGATTTCTTCACGGACATATTGCAGGTATTGCTCATTCAT